GCTCCTAATGGTGTTCACAGGAACTGGGTCAACAAAGAGATACCACAACACTTGCCAGAGTGGTGTCATTATGAATCAACATATTATTATTCTGGGATGTCAAAAAGAGATAAAGAATCATTTGAGTCTGTTATGGCTGTTAAAGAAAAATTAAGAATCTTTGCTTTTAATGTTGAGTGCTTTGTCAGTGGCATGGCTGTAACAATAATGAGTAGAATACTTTTAGCTAACAATGTTATGTTGATTGTTGATGAAAGCTCAAGGATTAAAAGACCATCAGCAAAAAGAACAAAAGCTATAACAAAGTTTGGCAAGAACGCAAAGTACAAAAGAGTATTAACAGGAACACCTATAACAAAAGGACCAGAGGACATTTACAGCCAGTTTAGATTCTTGGATCCACAAATATTAGGCTATGACAGTTTTTATTCTTTTAGAGCTAGATACTGCATAATGGGTGGCTTTGAAAACAGACAGATAGTTTCTTATCAAAACATAAATGAATTGACTAGGAACATTGAAGGACACTCTTTCAGAGTTTTAAAAAAAGATTGTTTGGATCTCCCTCCAAAAATTTATCAGAGATATCCTGTTGAACTATCTGCCAAGCAAAAGAAGTTATACGAACAAATGAAGAAAACATTCTCTACTGAGCTAGACAACATTAAGATTACTGCACCAGAAGCAATAACAAGGCTTTTAAGACTGCAACAGATAGTTTGTGGGTGGTTTCCTAGTGATGATGAAGTAAAGCCAATAGATGACAAGAATCCCAGACTTCAAGCACTTTTAGAGATTCTGAGTGACATTGATGCGAAAGTAATCATATGGGCAAGGTTTAAAGCCGATTTAAGAGCCATACAGGTGGCATTGGGAGATTCAGCTGTGGTTTACTATGGAGATGTATCAAACGATGACAGGGAGCGAGCTGTGACGCAATTCCAAGAAAATCCAAAAATAAAATATTTTATTGGTCAACCTCAATCTGGTGGCATAGGTTTAACCCTCACTGCAGCAAATTATGCAATTTATTACTCCAACAGTTTTGACCTTGAAACAAGACTTCAATCAGAAGACAGATGTCACAGAATAGGAACAAAAAATAATGTCACCTATATTGATATAGAGACACCCAAGACAATAGACAGCAAGATAATAAAAGCATTAAGAAAAAAGAAAAGTCTTGCTGATGTTGTAACTAAAGATCCAATGTCATTATTTTTAGAGGAGGAGGATGATGGGGAATGAGCAGTTAGAACTATTTGAAAAAGAACATTTGGAAAAATTAAGGAAAGCTGTAGATAAATATCAAGCGAAAGATCAAGCAGAATCTTTTTCCACAGCCAGAAGAGATCTAGAAAAGTATGTTAATGAGTTAAGGAAAAAAGGTTATACAATATGATATGACAAAGTCAGAGCTTTTAAACAGGTTGTATGAGATCCGTGCAGGGTGTGATAATCAAAATATAGTAAAGCACATCAACAAAATGATAGAACAAATAGAAAAAATTATAAGGAGTGGCATGTATGAGTGAGAAAAATTTTTGGGTGTTGTTAAGAACATCTTTGAAACAACTTAAAATGTATCGTGTTGAGAACAGAGTTATGAAAGGCATGCCAGATGTTCATTACATAAAAGATGGATCCAGTGGCTGGATAGAATTGAAGTATATTGATGAATGGCCAAAAACACGTGTTTCCACAGGATTAAAGCTTAATCAATGTCTTTGGCTAAAAGAGTATGATGAGAACAAAGGACAATGCTGGATACTTATAAGAGTTGGAAGAGACTTCACAGCATTAATTCATGGCAAGGATGCTAAGAAAATTTTTGATAGACCAAGCAGATCTGATTTTTTTAAGCTATTGTCTTATCAAAAAGCTGGAAATATGACAAAAGAAGATTGGGCTGAATTATGTAATGTTCTAGTGGCATAGCATTAAGCCTGTTGACCCTGTATAAATATAGTAAAAAGAATATAAATCCTAAGACTATAATTCCAACAAGACCATAAGTGCAATATTCCAAGAACTTTCTTCTCAGTTGAGCTTGTTTATAAATCGTCTCTTGTCTTGTTTTCCTTATGCTGGCTTCAGTTCTTAATAATTCATCCCAAGCACTTTGACCTTGTGTGAATTGAATCCATGTTCGTAACTCATCTCTTTGCTCAGTTGCTTTTTTCTTTGCAGCAAAAGCTTCTATTGCTTCTTGCTCAACGGATTTTCCTGCGAAAAGCTTTTTAAATATAGGTGGATTCTTTGCATCTTTTTCAGCTTGGTCAAGGTCAGATATAGCACCCATCCATCTGCCTAAGTCGCTGGCCATTGATTCTAAGTCTCTGCCAGCTTGAAAACCTCTTTTAATTAAGCTGAATGCAGAACTAGCAGTTGCTAATGCTGTTACAGGATCGACCATTACTGTGTTGTTGCCTCAAGAAGTTTTTGCCTCTCTTCCTCATTCAAACCCTCTATGATACTGTTAAGGGCTGGAGATGGACTTTCACCACTGACAACATCCTCAACACCTTCAACAATTGTTGGTCTTAATGAATTTTGCACTGCACCAGAAAATAATGGTGCTCCAGTTTTGTCAACATATTGTTTCACCATATTATATGCTGCGTTCCTCTTAGCCATACTTTCTATACCACTGACAGCTTGCTCTCCGACTAGAGGAATAAATTGCAAAGAACTTAAAATCCTGCCTCTAGTCATAGCTGAAACAAGCAAATATGATGACCCAGAGGGATTCAACTTTATGTCTGCCCAAAGGGTTGGCATTACATTTCTTCTGAAATCAGCTATCCTTTTTAACTCATCCTTATTAAAAAGTTTATTTATTATAGCTTTCTGCTTAACGAAAACGTCATCATAATTTTGCACAATGTTTGTTCTCGTAACACCAGACTTACCAGATCCAGAGAAAGCTTTTTCTATTATGCCATCTTTTAACAAAGCCAAAACTTGAGCAGACTCTTCTTCTGGTAGAACTTTTTTCAATTTATCTATAACCAAAGGCAGAGATTGATTGGGTGCAAACTTCGAATGACCGAAAAGTATATTCGCTACTTGTCTCGGTGTATAGTCTTGATCTGTTAGCTTTTGTAATATTTTGTTTGCAGATTTTTGCGCAAGAGTTCCTCCTTTGCCTTTGCCAGTCAGACCCATGTAATCTTTATAGAGATTTGTTGCTTTCTTCAATGCGATCAATGCATCAGGATCACCATATATAAAACCTTCGTCAATGCCTTTAAATATAGCATCATCAAGAGCACCTTTTATCTTTGACAATGCTAATTGTTCGGGAGATCCTTGCTCTGCACTTCTGACAGTTCTGTTTATTTTCTTTTGATATCCATTCAGAACACTCAAAGATTGATCTTTAAATCTAGGATTTTTGCTTGCTTTTAAAAGTTTTTGTAAAAAATCGAGTTCCCTTTTCAACAAAGGCATTCCAGCAATCTCTATATTTGTTATGCCTAAACCTGTTGTTGGATCTTTTATATTTGTCAAAGCATTGCCAACAGCTTTTCTTATACCATCAACAGTCATCCTTGGCATTTCGACAGGGTTGCGTGCATCAATGTATGCTTGCCCTGACTCTGTTTTTATCTCATCAGCTTTCTTTGTGAGTATTGATTGAATTTCCTCACTTGCAGCACCAGTTGGGTCTTTGCCCTCTCCTGGTCTCAAAGTAAGATCTGTTGATGGTTGACCAGATCCTATCTCGCTCTGCAATCGTTGTGCTTCGTTGCGTATTTGATCAAGCTGACTCTCATCAAACCTCTGCAAAACACCACTGGCATCACCACCTGCTCCTGGAGCATTCCTTATAGTTGATTCTTGCTCTAACTGAACAGTTGCTTTAGGTTGATATGTTGATTCTGGTGGAGGTGATGTTCTCTGACCAACAGTTAGTTCAAATTGAGATTCTTGTGGTTTAGGCTGTTCTTTCGGCATCATAAATCTTGGGAGCTTTACACCAGTTTTGTCTGCGGCTTTTATAACTCCTTTTGCTGCTCCTTTAACTATTGGTGGTGCAAGAACATCAATACCAACTCCAAGTGCAGTGGAGGAGCCAATGTCTCTAACAACGTCACCCAAAAATGTTCTTTCTTTTGCTGCAGTCGTTTTTGGTGTCATTGATGACTCGAGACCTGTACTTAAAGTTTCAGTTGTTCCATAAGCACCTACTCCTCTAGTTATTGTTCCCAATAATGTTTTAGCTTTATTTACAAATTTGGTTGCAGGCAGGAATTTAATAGTCTCTCCAACGAACGTTCCGAAGTCTGTTCCTGATGCTCCTGGTTTGTTAACATAATATGGTTTTTCATTCCAAACAATCATAGGGTTATTAAATTTATCTACAAAAGACCCACCCCATCTCTCATCACCTTTATAGGCTCTGTCTAATATTTCTGCCTTTCCAAAATCATCTCTTGTTATCAACACTTGAAGATTTGGCAACAAGCCTTCAACAAATCCTGGAGCTTCGCCACCCATGTTAGCGATCTCACGAACTTCTGGAAACTCTATTTCAGCTCCCCCACCTGTAACAGATTGAACAACAGCTTTGGGCAAACCAGCTATTGACTCAAGAAGACTTTTCTCTTGATCCTCATCAATTGTTCCTTCTTCTTCAACATCAGAGGTAAAATTATACTCAACACCATCATCTTGCTGTTGGACTTTATTAAAATCTATGCCCATTAGTCCTTACTCCCTTTCCAACCTTTAACTATAAATGTTCCTTTTGTATTAGGAAAAAGTCTTTTTCCTGGACTTCCTGGAAGTCTGTTCAATATAACATCACCTATTTGAAGATTTGCGAACCACCTGTCTCTTTCTTCTCTGAAATTCTTACTGTCAACATCATCATTACCTGTGTTGAACTTAGGATCCTCTGGATTAAAATCAGTCCATTTTTCATATATTCCTTTGTCTTGTTCTCTTATTCTCTCGTTGATTACTGATTCAGGTAAATATTGTTTTTTCAACTCTTTTATTAAAGCAATATTATTAACATTGTTTAATGTTTGCCTTTTCAAGCTATAAAGAGCAATGTAGTTTGCGAGTCCTGTATTTTTTAAAGAAAGTATCGCTCTTTTATATGCTTCAAATTCTATATCAGAAGTAGAACCAGTTCCAGGAGTACGCATCTTCGGAGCAAGCCTGTTAGATAGTGCTTCTAATAAAGCTGTGTCATTTGATTTTGCTGGATCCAAACCTAAAACATCTATAAAAAATCTACTTGCATCTACAAATGTTCCTTTTATGAAACCAGTTGCTTCTGGATTTTCTAGCAAAACATCCATGGCAGTTTGAAGGCTCGGCAAAAGATCTCCTTCAGTCTGTCTGAGCTCTCCCAACTTTTGATCTATTTTAATTATATCTTTTTTAAGAGTATCCACTTCTATTGGTATTGGCGATCCTGTTGGTGTTTGCAATATTGTTGAGAGAGAACCATCTTCTCCAGCACGATCTGAATAAAAGCTAACATATTGTTGACCGAGTATAACAGGGTTGCCAACTCTGTCTTGATCGTCCGTTGTTATTTGACTCAACAATAAATTGTACTCAGGATCGTCTGGTGTCACACCTATTCTTTCTAGTGTCTTTTTTGCATCATCCTCAAGTTGATAAACAGCTCCCTCACCTCTTATCCTTTGTGGTGCTAGATCTTTTGTTGAATCTTTTTTATCAGACCAACCACCCTCTGCACTGGTTGCTTGATCATATGCCTCTTGGCTGTAGACTTTCATCTCTTCGCCAGCTTTGTAAACTGTTCTGACTGCAAACTTGGGTGGCTTGTTAGGCAAGTTAAAATCACCCTCTCCAGACATTGCTTTTTCATATTGTGGAGTTCCAGGAATAAATCTTCTGAAATCTCCTGAAGCATTATAAAACATTGTTCCTGCCTCTGCTGCAGATTTATCTAAGTCTGGTATTTGCTCCATTCTTAATAAGAAACCAGCATTGTCCTCAATCCTATAATTATAAATTGGTATGCCCTCTGCTGTGTATTTTATCTTGCCATCTTCACCTCTTACAACACCTATCTTTTTATAGTTCTCACCTCTGCCTTTGCCTGCTATGGTTGGTGGCTTTAACATTTGTGCTATACTTAATGCTGTCTGTGGCAATGCTGCTTCAGCTTTCCTTTGCTCTTCTCTTCTTTGTATCATGTATTGTGCTGGTGATTGAATAGCTGTCCCAGCAGCACCCAGTGCAGTGGCTCCTGGTTTTGATGACTCTGCAGCAAGATTGGAAAAGAATAACAATGATAATAGTGCTGGGTCAATAGGCTGTTGTTGAGGAACTAGACCTCTGGCAATTTGCGTTGCAGCATCGACATTAGCTCTGCCACCTAATGCTGATAAAGCAGCACTTGGGAGATTTGATAAAGTTGTGCCAGAAGCACCAAAAGTTTTATTGTCATTGACAGCCATTTTAACCACCCTTACTTAAATAATATGCACTTGCTAGTGATCCAAGACCACCTAATGTTTGACCATAAACAGAAGGTGATTGTACGAACTGTGAACCTCTGTTAAGAGCAGTTGTTGTTGTTTCGTATGGCAAACCTTTTAGTGCACCTATTGCAAAATTTAATCTTTGAAAAGGCATTTCTCTTTGATCAATAAAATCAGAGAAAGCCATGTCTAGTGCTGCTTGATCAAGCTGTCTTCTTGCTTGTCCTGAACTCAATAAACCACTTGCAGCTTGTTCTTGTAAACCTTGAACCAGAGGTGCAAAGCTTTGAAGTTGGTCTGCTCTTCTGACCCTTGCTGCTTCTTCTGTCTCGTATCCTGCTCGCATTGCTGACTCTGCACCAAATCTTGCAGCTCTGTCTCTTTCAGCTCTGGCTTGCATTGCATCTCTATCAGACTCAAACTGACCTCGCATAACTCCTTCAGCTGAGAATCTTGCAGCACGATCTCTTTCGGCTTGTGCTCTATCTGCATCAAACCTACCTGCTGAAAATCCTAAACCCTCTCTTGCAGCTGTTGCTCTCAAATCACCAATAGCTTGTGCTCCTTCTGCTCCGAGAGTTCCCTCCATTATACCTAGTCGAGATCCAAAACCACCACCACCTCTTGCAGCTTTTGCCCTTGCAGCTATCTGTTGTTCAGAGACTAGTCTCTCCATGTCTCTTACAGCTGGATCTGTCGCTGTTTGAAATATATCAAGGAAAGGTTGTGCTCTGTCTAATGTGAATGAGTCTAAATCAGGACGCTGACCTATGAGATCATCTCTTGTTGCACCTGTATAAGTTCCAAGCTCTGGAGATGTGCCAACAAGTTCATCTCTTGTCGCACCATCAAATCCTAATCCTAGTCCTAAAGTTGCACCATAAGCTTGATCTAGATAAGGTTGATAAATGTCTGCGTTTTTTGATAAAATATCAAAAGCTTGTTGTTCTTCTGGTGTTAGCTTGTTCCCGTCATAGGTTGCTATTCTTGGACCAGTGTAAAGAGGAGCTTCCCCACTCGCGAGTTCTGATGCTTGTTCAAAAAGTCTTTTCCCTCCTTCAGCAACATAAGAAGGAATGCCTGTACCAGTAACTGTTAAATCAGATGTTGGTAATTCTTCTGTTGTTGTTGTACATAAACCACCCATTAAGCAACCTCCAAAAATACTGACCCTGCTTTTTGCAAACCTAGCCTTTGAAAAAATTTGTCTTTACGTTCAAGGTCTTTAGAAAATACATGACCTAATCTTACTGGTATATTAACTTTTTGCCCTACCTTTTTAAACTCTCTAACAAGCTCAAATGCTGCATTGCTTTTCCTTGCTTCTGGAGTAACGTAAAACCAAAGGTCTCCGAGATGCTTTTCCTCAGACCACCAGTCACTAGCAACCAATCCACCTATTGAACCCTCTATAACATTTTTATCATTAAGAGAGACAAGACAAACTCCTCTGTGTATTGCTTCTGATATTTTATTTATCATTTTTTCAGAATTAATTTTAGGTGTCGGGATTTCTGTTCCACTGTGCATCTCAATTAAAAGTGCAGTAATTGCAGAAATGTCTAAAACTCCAGCTCTCTTTATTATCATTACATGCTCCCGAGTGCACCCATTTGAGGTTTTTGCATTTCTTCAGAACCCATATTCATTTTCTCTATTTCTTGAATCATTGATCCGAGTTCTGGCAATAATTTTATTAATATTTTAGCAACATCAGGACTTATAACTTGATCAAGCATTTGTAATTCTTGTGGACTCATGTTTGCTAGCCTAGCCATAAGAACTGCACCAATCTCGTCAGAAGGCATCATAAGATTCTCTTTTGCTTTTTCAGGCATCATGTCGAGTGGTCCTTCTCTCTTCATGTTTGCGCCTTTCATGTCTGGCATAGGAGGTCTTTCTCCCATTGCTCCCATTCTCATCATATCTTCATCTGCCATTTATATCTCCTTTTGTTTATATAGCACGGACCAATCTGTTGACTTTTTAAAATTACCTATAATCCAACAAGTTGGTTCTAAAATTTTTCTGTATATCTTCCCTAAATAATCAGGCTTTTCTCTTTTGCCATATATGTAAGCTATCTCATTTGCTCTATGTCCAGCAACATGTTTCCAAAACTTAGTGAATCTTCCCTTGCGCATTTGCTTAACCATCCAAACTGCCCAACAGTGATAACCATTAACATGCTTAGTAGTAAGATAGTCTCTAGTAAACCTATAATCAAGAAGAACTTGTTCTCTGGTCATTAAACCTTGTTTCATCAACTCATTGCAGATAACCCTGCCACCTACTACGCTACCAAGAACACCACCCACAACTCCTCCAACTCCAGGCAAGAGTGCATTACCTATGGCAGTTCCTATAGCTGAAGCACCTGCAGACTTTGCAGCTTTTGCTGGATCCTCACCCATTAATAATTGAACACCGAAGTTTACAACTCCACCACCTGCAGCAGATGCCCAGTTTTGTGCAGCTTGTTCACTACCATATAATCTCCTGCCAACCTCTTGAAAATAACTTGGAGCTTTTGTTGCCTGCGTTATTGTACTCGCTGATATATTACCACCAACCCCAGACAATACACCATCTTGCAATGATACGCCAGCAGGGAGTTTGCTAACATCATAAACTAAACTTTCTCCAGTTGATCTTGCAGCACCAGAAAGTTGATTAAATACATCTAAGTTCCCAGTTGCTTTTGCCACTGCTTGGTTTGCAAGTTCTGGCTGAAAGAAATCGTTTTTTGTAAGCTGTAATTTAAGACCTTGAGATATAGATGATTGAACTTGTTGTGATGGCAAAGAACTAAAAGTTGATGTTGCGCCCTCTAATATTTTAGATCCAGCAGATCCCTCAAGATAAGGATCAACCAATGCTCTTCCTGCCTGACGACCAACTGCCTGTCCAAGCTCACTAGCAACTCCACCAATTATTTGATCTGCCTCAGGCATTCCTGGAGGAGTTCCTTGTTGATCAGTTATGTCTTTATATTGTTCCAGGAGATCTTTTTGCACTTTATCATTTGGATCATAAGTTCTTTCCCCTGTTTGTATCATTTTAACAAACTGGAAAGATGGCATTGCTGCTGTGCCATAAACATTCTGCAAATTTTCTACATTTTGCGGAGTTTGACCTTGCTGTTGATAAACATTATAAGTCACAAGAGGCTTTGGCTCTGCATTAGTTAAGCCTGTTAATGCTCCTCTTGGTGATATAACATGTGATGGCATATTAACTCCTTTATTTGACCTTACTCTTTATCCGATGCATAATCAACTAATCTCTAAAAAACTGGCAATAACATGTAGCCTGTTTGCTGTTGCTGCTTGAACTTTTAATATTTCACTCTCTTGCACAACCATAGGTGCTGTCAGTAATTCTAAACTTGCATTTGCACCTATAGCTTTTGTTTTAAATAAACTGAATGTTGCTGGACTTGATTCTGCATCTGTTATTGTTATTGTTATCGTGTCAGCATTACCTGAATCTTCTGATACGAGTATTGACTTAACTATAGATGTCGTTGCAGCAGGACAGGTGTAAAGAGTTGTAACATCTGTTGTTGTTAAATCTTTTTTAGCATTTTTATAATTATTAGGCATTAGGCAAGAAACCACGCTGTTTGTTCTGCGATCTCAACAGATTTATCTTGACCTGTTGTTTGAGCAAAAACATTATTTTGTTGTATAATCTCTAATGTATTAATCAACCTTGTCATTTGACCTTGATTGTATTGAGGTGGAGGTGATGGAAGTCTTACATTGACTGTGGGTGCACTCATCTCAATCCATCCTTTCTTACATTAACTCTAAAGTCTCCAAGGGTCCAATCATCTGTTGTTCCAGAACTTGAGAACTTCATACTCACTTGTCTTCCCTTTGCTCTTACACTTATGTTATCAGTTGAGGATGTTATGTTAAAACCACCTTTTGTTGTTTCTGTCCCTTGAGGGTGTTTTCTTGTATTTAACGAAACTGATAATGTTGTGTCAGAAGTCATAGTTGTGTCAGGAATAATTCTATCAATCATGTAAAGTTCATTTCCATCTTGAGTTATCTCTCTTGGAGCAGTTTCTACATGGCAATTCATAGCAGACCCATCATCAGATGTTCCAGTTTCATGGTCATAAAGAAAGCCACTAGCATCAAATGCAAAAGGAACTTGTCTAAATCCAAATGCATCATTCCAACTTGTTCTATCAAGAGTTCCTATAGACCAGTTGTTCTCTCCATAATTGTAAATTACATAAGAGTCGTTTTCAGGATTTGTGCTACCTGCAGAGTTTTGATCTGATACATAAAACCATATGACCTCTTTAAATTTTTTATTATGTCCAGCTGTTACTTTGTCAATAAAATTTCTTTGCATCCTATCAAAAATAAAATGTTGTACTGGGCAAGGGAGTTCTTTTACAATACCATCATAAAAGTAAAATTGTCTTTTGCCCATCCAATAAACATCACCATCAACTTGCACCATAGTGTTTAAACCACCAGCACCTGCATCAGTTGCCAATAACCTAAATTGAAAAGTAAAAGGTGGGCCAACAAAAGTCATACCATAAATTGCTTCATCAGTTGATATAATCATTTCTTCTCTAGCACTTATCATAGATATTATTTTTGTCCCGAGTTGTAATCTTTGATCACCTGCAGTATTTGTCGCAGTTGGTTTAAAGTTTGCGAAGTCTTCTTGATCAGAGAAACGAACTAACATCTCGTCAACATTACCAGCACCACCAAACTCTTGGCACCCAGCAGCAATAAAGTGCCTGTCAGGGAAAGATATAGCTGTAACTCTTGCAATACTAGGAACACTATCAGCACCACTAATTCCCGATAATAAAACAGCTCTGTTAGATTCTCCTGCAGATGTATCGTAATAATATATAGCACCATTCCTTACACCAGCAATAAGATCCTCACCCCAAAGGTTTAAAGTCCAAGATGAGTTATCAAATCTAACATCGGAAGATGCTTGACTTCTTGGTGTTCCCCATGTTCCTACATTCCAACCACCTACACCCCAACCCAATGCTGGATCAGAACTTTGCTTGCCTAAACCTGCATCAAGACCAATAAGATATTTTATATCGAGTGCTGTGCCACCCCCAGCAGAAACTGTTGAACTGGCATTAGAGGGAGCAGTTATTGTAAAAGTATTTGTGTCAGCAGTCTCAACTTCGTATCCAGCTTTCCTGTTAAGAGTGTCAGCAGCAATACCACCAGTCGCTGTTGCTTCTTCTATAACAACATAATCACCAACCTGAGCACCATGACTGTTATCTGTTACTGTTATAGTTGCGCTCCCATCAGTTGTAGCAAGAGGGTTTGACAGGTTTGTTGAGGTCTTTCTCAAAGGTGTTATGTCATAAACGCTGTTGTTTTTAATTATATAAAGATGCGTATGTGTTCCAACTGCAAGTCTATCTTCACCATCAGCCACAGCTCTCCAGTTTACAACTTTTCTTGGGATTCCTTGAAGGGATGTTGGTGTTGTTGTCACTGCACCTCCAGCATCAAGTTCTGTTATAACATCTTTTTGCCAGCCACCAAGTTTTTGAGGATAGCCATTTTTAAATCTTACAAGATCACCATCAACATAAAATGGACCATTCTTTCCAGCAGAATACTCTGTTATGTCTTTTACAATTCCAGCAGCATATTTTAATAACTGTAGAGGCATCAAATCATCTCTAAGGCTTTTTCTTTAGTTTCTTCGTTTCTTCTTGTCCAACCTTTGCCGAATGTATCGAAAGTAGACAATGACTCATAGAATTTTTGCCTTATGGCTTTGTAATTATTTATTGTCTCTTCAATTCCATGGTGCTGTATATATTCTTCTAATGTCCTCAGAGTGTTTGGTCCAATTCCACCATCTGCCTCTGTGCCTATCATTGTTTGTAACTTTTTTGCTGCTCTGCCAACACCACTGTTAACAGCCCAATCAAATACAGCTAGGTCTAAACCAGATGGAAGGTGATCACATTTTGCTCTTTTCCAATAATTGTTTTCATAAATAGGTGCAACATCTTCAACAGTTAAATCAACCATATCTTTTAAGCCACCCCATTCTTTGTAAACTCTTTTTGTTACTCCAAGATTGGTTTCTCCTCCAGGATCTCTAGGGTGATTGACATAGCCACCTTCATGATGCAATATCATTTCTAAACATTTATCAAAATTTTCTCTCATTTCGCTAATCCTTTTGTTTTCTCATATGTTCTTAAACCACCTAAACCTAGCATTCCCAACAATACAGTCATTAAGGAATCCATGTCAAAGGCTGGGAGTTCTGGCAACTCTGCACCTGCCCAACCTGCAATGAATAATATGATTGGGGATACCACGAAATGATAAGCCAAAGCAATGCCACAGATCCAACCAATAAAAGGACGCCAACCTGCAACAAATATTGACCTATGTTGAGCTTCTGACTTGTTGACATCCACTTGCGCCATCGCAGAGTCATGAGCGTGCTTTTCTGCCATAGTTGCAATCTCATGCGCCAACTTAGCCTTTTGATCTTTGTCTTCAATAAATTTATCGAGTATGCCTGCAACTGGTCCTACCAATGTTGATAATATGCTCATTTCTTTTCATTTCCGTTTCTTTTCGAAAGTTGATTAAACCCTATAAAGCTTGCTAAAACACCCATGTTACTGAGAACCCAGATCTCTGCGATGCCTGAAAGATGATCTATTCTTTCTATTGGCACAACTGGAGTCATTAACACCACGATAAAGATTGTAACTGTCAATGCTGAAAACCATACTAGATGCCTTTGCTGATCTTCTTTTTTGTCTCTGTTTTCCAAAAGAACCATTCTTTCTTTTATAGCCATCTCTTTGTCAGTAACCATGCCATCACCATTTGTGTCAGCTTTTTCCCAGATAGATCCTTTTTCTAATGTCTTTTGAACCATTAAAAACCTCTTGCAATTATTCCTATAAGAAGAACAATTATAGTGCCAGCTGTTCCTATAAGAATGTGCTCTATTCTTTTTACCCTATGTATTGTTTCTATCCATCGCTCATCAGTGACAGCGATATGTTTTTGTAAAATTACATTAAGTTGTGTTGTTGTTGGTCTAACCATTAGTCCACCCTTTTGTATTATCAGATTGATGAAGGTCTTCGTCCCACAAATAACCTGCAATTTTAGGATGTTCTATAGGGGGTTGCCAATCCCATGTAGTGTTACTAAAAGTCCAACTTGGAAAAGGCGCATTAGGGCTGTAAAAAACATCATTCACTGCGTCATACTTCATACCTACTCCTGCAAATCTGTATCGTAATGCTTTACTTTGGTCAGCACTTTCTTGTCGTGGTTTAGAGTTAGGAACATAATGTTTTCCGTCCCTTGTATTGTAGCTTGTTTTTATCCACTTGGATTTATCACCCCAGTTTCCTGTATCAAGTTCAGCTTCTTTTATTACAATAACTTCTTGAACTATTCCGTTATCATCTATTTTTGCCCAGTGTCCCATATATTACCTCAGTTTTGATACTTATATCTAATCATTACAATTCCAGAGCCACCATTACCACCCATGTAAGAGAAATATTCGTAGCCACCTCCACCACCACCACCAGTGTTGGCTGTTCCAGGATCTCCTTCATCGTCAGAACGACCTCCTGCACCACCTCCACCAGAACCACCAGCTGCTTCAGAACCACTTATATATACGCCACCTCCACCACCACCACCTCTGGTAGCACCATTGTAATTTGCGTTACCTGTGCTAGAGCCATCTCCCCCTGCACCTGGATTTCCATAAGTTCCTGTTGCCTGTTTATCTGCTCCTACAGCTCCTTTTCCACCACCTCCTGCTCCAGGACTGCCTCCCCCTGTTGTATCACCACCTGCGTTTCCTTGACCTGCTGTTCCTGATGCTCCAGAAGTATATTGTCTACCACCACCACCTCCTGAACCTCCACTTAACGCAGCAACACGAGTTGAGTAATTGTCAGAACCTCTACCACCACCAGTTGCAGTGGTGCTTGCTATTGATGAATCAGCACCATTAGTTGGTTCGTTTATTGCTTGAGCACCACCTGCTCCAACTGTGATAGCATATCCTTGAGCAGACATTGTAAGTGTGCCAGTACGATAACCTCCTGCACCTGCACCTCCACCTGCAACACCTCCACCTGCTCCACCACCTGCAATTATAATGTAGTCTATGTCTGTATATGCTGAACCACCTGCACCTGCAGTATTAACTGTGAATGTGCCAGAGGAAGTAAAGTAATGAAACTTGTAGTCACCTGATGTTGTTGTTGAACCACCAGAAGCTGCAATGTGAGTTATATTAGATGCACCATAAAACTCATTGAAAGCACTTTGTGCGCCATCAGCTTTATCAATCAATCCTCTAATATCAGCATCATTTATAGAACACGATGATCCACTTGAACCATCAACTTCAACATGCATTTGATCAAGGCTTATTGATCCAGAGCTAGGCAGTGTCATTATTTATTCTCCAGTTCCTCAACTCTTTTTGTAAGTTCTTTGACTGCTTCTATAAGAACTGCTGTTATTCTACTATAATCAACAGACTTTGTCCCCATCTCATCATCAGCAGTAAGAACAATGTTAGGCAAAACTTCCTCAACCTCTTGAGCTATCACACCAATATTCTCTCTGCCATCCCGAGTATATGTTACACCTCTAAGGTTGTTGACTTTTTCTAATCCATATTCGAGTGTATTTATATTAGACTTTAATCTTACGTCAGAGAAAGCTGTTACGTTATCGTTGAATGTTGCAGCTCCTGCAGCAGACATATCAAGAGTGAGAGCAGTAATTGTTGACCCACCATCTTCACCCTTAAGTATTATATCTTTGTCGTTTACTTCAGAACTTATTACAAAGTCACTTGATACATTCCTTAATCTACCTATAGTTGTGCCACCATCATTAAAGAAAAAATTACCTCCGTCAGCGTCAAGAACTATCTCACCTGCTACATCTAGTGTTAAGTCCCCAGAAGATAAATCTATTTCTGTGCCATCTATGGTTATGTTATCAACTACAACCCCAGCATTAGCTGTAACTGCTCCTGTCACCCCTAAAGTTCCTGCCATAGTGACTCCTGTTGCACCAGTTGGAATCTGTATGACAGCAGTATCTGCGTCGTTCTTTATAGTTATGTCGTTGGTGCTTCCTTGCCCTGTTAAGATTAAACCTTCTGCTGCTGTGTAACCAATTGCAGCATTATCACCAGCAGATGTGTCTCCATCTGCATTTAGTGTAGATCCTGTTATGTCACTTGTAACATCTAAAGTTCCAGCCATTGTCACACCTGTGGCACCTGTCGGAATTTGTATGACAGCAGTATCTGCATCATTCTTTATAGTTACATCATTTGTCGAGCCTTGCCCTGTTAATATAAGTCCTTCGGCAGCAGTATAACCTATTGCAGCATTGTCAGCAGCAGATGTGTCTCCTGTTGCCTCAAGAGTTGTTCCTGTTATAACTCCAGATGAAGTGATAGCACCAGATGAAGTTAGAGCTGCAACTGTGGTTGTTCCTGTTAAATCTAAATCAACTAAAGCATCAGTGACAGCAGCACCAGATCCTGCACCATCTAAATAAACTGCCTTAACAGCACCTGTTCCTATTGTAACATTTGCACCACTACCTTGACTTATAATTATATTCTGAGATCCAGAAGTTCCATTTTCTATAATATGCAAACGACTCATAGTGTTTGGTCCAATTGTTATTGTACAAGCAGAGTCTAAGGTTCCTGTATATTTTATATAGATCGCTCTTCCTGGATCTGTTGCACCATCAGCAACTGTCGTTGTATGAGTGTCAGCGTTTGTTGTTATTGCTTCAGTTCCAAACCCTAAAGCTTCAGATATAAGTTCAAGGTTTGTATTTGTTACATTACCCCATGTTCCCGACTGATCACCAGTTCCCATCTCATTGAGTCTGAGATCATTTACAAATGTGCTTGTCATTAATCTATCCTCACTATTGCATTACTCGCAGTTGCTGCTGGGAACACTATTTTAAATGTTCCTCCTGAAACTGTGAAGTCACCACCAAAGTCTAATACTGCTATCGCACCTCTAGCATTTGATGAAGCATCTCCAAGTGTTTTGTTATATATTAAAGCTCCTCTAGCAGTAAAAGATGCTGAAGTCCACTCTGGATCAGCTGCATCAAATACACCACTTGTGCTATTTTCTGTTACTGCTTTACTTGAGAGAGCTAGACCTCCTGCTGAATAAGCACTCCCAGATGCATTACTTATTTCATTCGATGTTGTATAACCATCTGTGCTCGCATCAAGACTTGCTGAACTTGTGTACAATGCGATATGTATTGTATCTGAATCCAAGTGATGATCACCTAGTAACAAATCTTTTTTAAATAATGTACACATTGCTTGTGATATAGCCATTTAAATACCTCCATTATATTCTGCTGTGTAGTTTCGACCCATTTCTTGTTGAAATAGCTGTATTGCCTCATCAAATTGTCCTTTGTACAAGCTTACTGTTTCTGAGGCTTTAAGGAAAGTAGAAGTTTCATAAAGTGCTGCTTTCAATAAAACATTCTCTGCATTGTTACTCACCCAGCTGTTTGCATTTGAACCAGATAAACCTGTTTCTGGAGCAGCAAAGTCAACTTGATATGATAAAGTTGAACTTGGTGTTGGTGCTAGAGTTATGACTGTTCCTGATGTTCCTGCATTTTTGGTTGAGTACATTCTTGGAGTTCCTGTTGTAGTAGAATTCGGATGATAGTCTCTTAAATAAGAATCAATTCTATGATCTAAAAAGCTGACAACATTACTTGATGTAACAAAGACTTGTCTAATCATTCTTGCATTAGCGACAGTATAATCTGCTGTACCAACTGATAATGTTCCTGTTGTTGATTGTCTAAAACAAGGCAGACTTGGCAGTCTTTGAAATATCATTTCTTCAGCTTGTGATATTATTACATCGATCGAGGCAGTAAGTTCTGTGCTGTCATCTTCAACAAAGTTCTGAATATTTGTTTTAAGTTCGGTATAATTCATTTTATTGTCCCCATGCTCCTTCGTTCCAGCCACCACTTCCCCAAGTCGGATTATCAGCTTGTGCTGTTTCATTACCGACATTTCCAGTGCCACCAACTCCTGTGACATTTGGATTACCATTAACTGCCGAACTGCCTATTCCACCTGTTCCTGCAACTCCTGTTAGTGTCTCTGTTATTTCTATAACTGCTTCAGAACTTACAGATGGTGTATTAAGCTGACCACCCATGCCACTGTGACTTGTGCAGTAATAATATAAAGTTGGAGCATGTTCGGCAACTACTATTTGTGTGTATGCTCCTGCGTTTCCTGGAGTGCCATTTGTTGTGACACCTGTTGTGTATTCGGAGCCACCACCATGCGAGCCACCAGAGGTTGTGCTAAACCTTAATGGATGACTTGCGTTGCTGCTGTCGGACTGATCGAATTTATATGTTTTGCCCTCTGTTAAACTTATTGTTGGTGCTGGACCACCACTGTCGATATAGTATTTATTGCCACTTCCTGGATTTGATACTGTTATAGCAAGAGAAATAGTTCCTGATGCTGGGGTGTAAGCTGTGCCACCCATAGCTGAGTGATTTGTACAATAATAATAAAGAGTTGCTGTTCCTGATGCAACGACAATTTGAGTATATGCTCCTGAACTTCCTGGAGTTCCGACAGTTGTTACGCCAGTTGTATACTCTGATCCACCACCATGCGAGCCATTGCTTGTTGTTGAAAATCTTAATGGATGACCATCATTGCTTGAGTCAGATTGATCAAGTCTGTAAACACTTCCCTCTTGTAAATAAAGCTGTTGCTGAAGAACACTGTCAACATAATATCTATTTCCAGATCCAGGATTAGCAACTGTTATTGTATAATCTGTATAAGCTGATATTCCTCCAAAGGTTGCTAGACCACCAGTACCTGCTAAACCTGTTTCAACTGCAGCTCCGAGAGCAAGCTCAGTGCCAACTCCACCAGTGCCACCTAAACCTGTTACCTCAGCATCTCTGCTTAAATCAAAAGAGACAACTCCTGTTTGACCTTTCCCAGAAATTCCAACTCCAGGTCTATTTAATTTATCAAGGAAGGGATCATAATTAAACCCAACAAAAAAACTTATGTCTTCTGGTGAATTATCAGATCTTGAGTTTCTAAGGGCAACAGCATCTACAATTTGCCTTGGAGGATCAAGTTGGGGGTGTTTAGGGCTGTATTCCTCTGAATCAACTCTTAAACCATCCCATTGTGTTTTTAATCTAGTATAAGGAACTCTGTGACCACCAATGTCACTTATTGCATAAGACTTTTTTCCTTTTGCAAATTTCCCACTTCTCATCAGCTCAAATTAAGACCTGTTGGTCTTATCCTCATTGAAACACCATCATTGTCTGTTGAGGCTGCAAACTCAAAAGCTCTTTCATACATCTGATTTAAGATATTAAATTTGTCTGGTTGATATTTTAATGAGAGTTTGCTTGCTAAACCTGCACATATGCAATCTGTCCATCTATAGGGTATATCGGTGTCTTGATTGCTAGCAGTTATATCCTCAATTTGATTCATTGACCAATAATTAAGAATATAATCATTAGAGTCAGGAACTTGGTATACTGTTATTTGAGGAGTATATTGTTTATCTAAAAGATATTGGCTAGGCTTACCAGTTGATGTTTTATTAGGCAGTTGATTATATTCAGCAAAACTTAATCTTGTCATTGCTGTATCAACATTATTTTCTCTTATGACAACATCAATAAAATCTATCGTGCCTGCTGGTAAAGTATAAGTTGTTGTGCCTGATGTTAGGCTTAATGTATTATTCTGAACAGTCCAGTAATTTATACCTCTGTTTGCAAACTCACTAAATAAAAGATTGAGACTTCTGCGTGCAGCTTTTGCATGATAACCTGTTCTTGTTTGATCATCAATCCCTACACGCTCGAAAGCCTCAGCAATAACTTCTTCAACGTCTGGTCTGAATGCTACTGTTCCTGAAGTTGCCATTAATACTCTTTAACTGCTCTGATTATTATTTGATATGCATCGCCTGCAGCTCCAGCACCAGTTGTGGTAAATTTTATATCACCAGTTCCATTTGTACCAAAGCTTTGACTTTTAGGCAACCCACCGAACTTTGAGAAATCTTGATAACCAGACTGGCCCTCAGTTAGATGCATAACTATAACATTTGTGTCAGCTGCAGCCAAGACCTCGACAGTCATAGCAGATATTATCCACCAACACTCCATTATCCTTACACCTGTACAAGTTTCTCCTGCTGAGTTTGTAACAAGACTTGACACATCTATTTTAGAAACTGCACTTTCATCTCCACCATCAACATACTGATATTGGAAAGCAATGACAATTTCCCTAGGATTATCAGAGATCGTCGTAGTAGTTGTAATATCTGCCATGATGATCTCCTAATTAAGATGCGTCTGATGAGCTTGATAGTCCGAAAAATTTTAGAACAACAGTGGTGTCTGCTCCTGGATCTCCGGAAAGTACAACCTCAACTTCGTCTGCTGTTGCAGTTGCTGCTGTTGTTGTTCCCCCAGACATACCTAAAACTCCATTGCAAGGGAAGAAACCTTTAAAACCTGTAGAGTTTACTGCAGCTGATATACCATCAACAAAGCCATCAGTGTCTGCGTCTGTTCCAATGTCATTTAAATTTACAGCATTGCCTGCAGCACCTGTGACTGCGACTGTTACACCCATCGGAATAAAATTAGATGGTATTCCGATTGCGGACTCTTTACCTGTTGTTGCACCATTGGCAACTGTGATAGTTGCCACATATGTTTCCATGGCCATTGTGCTTGTAACTGCGCCACTGGAATTTTTAACGATCGAATCAAATCCATCTTGGGATCTGACTGGACCTGAAAAAGTTGAATTGCCCATGTTTGTCTCCTTGTCTTGGCAAATGTCAGCCACACCATGTGACTGTCAAGGTAAAAGAGGAGGGTTTTCACCCTCCCCCATTTTTTAAATTAGGCACCACCTGTACCGAAGATTCCTCTCCAGTCGGTAAAACCGAAAGAATATCTTTCACGAACTTTATAACGAACGTTGCCTGTATCGAAATCACCTTCAACACCTTTTTTAAGAGGTGATCTTTGAAAGTGCTTTAAACCATCAGGCACATCAGTCATAATGAAAAATGCATCAGAGTCAGTTAATCTTCTCATGATATGATAACCTTGAGGGATATAACCACCTTGTCTTATAGCATTCAAGTCATTGTCAGATGTTCCTGTTCTTAGCTGTGACTCAAGAAGTCTCTCAGCAACAAAAGTATATGCTGTTGGAATAACAAGCATTGTTCCTGTTGCAGCAATCCTTAAACCTCTGTCATCTTTCATGTCAGAAATTTGGATTAGCATTTGCTCGAGAGATGTTTCTGATAAATCAGCAGCAGTCGCAAGAATGTTTGACTGGTTCCCATTACGAGTTGGATGGTCGCTTGCGCATAGTGTTTTACCATCACCACCTGTCACCCCAGATCCAGTGAAAGCATTATTAAGAACATTAGCACCCTTGATCTCTTTTGTGGATGCCATTGATCTGGCCAATGCTTTTGTGTATCGAGATGCGATGGATCCATAAAGACCATCTTCCTCTGCTTCCTCTGTTATGCTGAAAGCTAATGCGATTGTTTCATGCTGATATCTTGAGGTGAACTGTTGTGATGCTGAGTCAAAAGAGACTGAAGCACCCTCACCCTTAACAGGTGCATTTCCAAAACCTTCTAATAGTAGGTCTTCTTCAAATGCTCTGTTTGAGGTGGTTGTTTCGAAAACAGTTTCCCACTCTGGTGGATATCTGTCATATTCAAGACCGAAAAGAGTATTCAGTCCTGGCTCTAACATTTTTGCGAATTGCGCTCTATTCATAGCCATTTATTATACTCCCTATATACCAGCAGTCTGCTTGAGGATATGCTCATTTATAAGCACCTCAACGACAGCATTTGCACCAAAAGCATTCTCTGGAGCTTCAAACAGGCTTACAATTTTGCAAGTTGCTGTTCCTGTGCCCATTGATGAATTCAATTGGAATCCTGATTGACCTGTTACAGTCGAGCCAGCACCTGCAACAACATCAGCACAATTACCGATATTTGTTTGGGCAGGTGACCCATCCGACATAACCTTATACACAATGTATGGATCATCATACACATATGCAACTATGTTTGTAGCAGTTGTACCACTTGGCCAATACTGACTATAAACAAACGAACCATCTGTAGCAGTATACTGAACTCCTGCAAATACACCGATGTTGTTCACTTCAGTTGCAGTGTGAGGTGTTATAACCCCATCTGCTGTTAGGATAACAAGATCACCTGTGAAGATGTTCTCAGCTAAACCTGAAGTAATGGTATATTTATTTGCACGAGCTGGATAACCACTCATATGGCGAACTGGGACAAACCCGAAGGCTGAATCTACATTTGCCATTTTTACCTCCTAGCAAAAAATTAATCATTCATGACAGAGACATCTCTGCCACGGGTTACGTTTGATTTCCTATCCTGTTGGATTGGAATTCCTCCTTGCCGACTCACAGTTTCTAGTTCTCCTGGAATTGATTCGTTTTGACCTTCTGATCGATCCTGATAATACTTCTTCATTTGTTTGAATTGGTTTTCAGGCATCTCACATAAAATCATCCCTTCAACTCCGATTGATCCTGCCCACTGTCCATGATTAATAGTTGGGAATCTCTGATCTTTCACAGTTTCAGCTTTACGAGGACTCCAGCCAGCACGCATACGTTTATACACGTTGTCTGGAGTTTCTCTACCCTGAATCGAGGTAGCTATCCATCTCTGAACCATTCCAGATCTTGGATCTGGAGCGTCCAGTAGTGATGGTGGTTTCCAAGCAGTGTCTGGTCGTTGTTCATCTGCACGGATCTCTTCTCTGGTTTCGCTTGAGCGTATATTTCGTTTCTCTGTCATAGGTCTCATCCTCTCTGTTGTTTTTGGATCTCAGAAGCATATTGCTTCAGACCCTTTTCATCAGTTATGCCCAGCTCTCTGGCCATTCTAAGTTGGTCCTGCGACATGCGAACCCTGTTCCCCTTATAAGTTGAGCCACCTGCAGTTGGTGCGACTGGTGATCTGCTTTTCACTCTTTGCTTAGTAGGTTCACTACTCCCTGAGTTTAACTCAGGAAATACTTTTTGTAAACGAATATTTAATTCATTGTAATATTCGTCTTCTTCTTTATCAAAACCTTCAACTTCAAGTTGAACGTCTATAGCTCTTGCTGCAGCAGTTTCTCGCTCATAACCATTAGAATTAAACCAACGATTTCTCTCCCACCAATTCATAGCTTTCTTTGGTGCTGGTGGAGTCTGAGCCATCTGCTCTGCACGACCAACTGTTGGAGAGACTGCTTGATTTGCTGATTGAGCCTTTTGGAGTTCAGCGATGCGCATTGCAGCACGCATATCTGCCATCTGCTCTTGAAATGCTACTTGGGCATCAGTGTCTCCATTCTCAACAGCTTGCTTCAAAGCTCTCTTAGTTTGGTCATATCTTTCATTAAATTGATTCTCTGCTTGACTTTGAGAGCCTTGCTCAAGTCTAGCCAACCTTTGCTCGAGTTGTTTGTTCTTCTCTTGAAGATCATTAGCTTGCAACTCAACTTCTCTTCTTTGATCGACAAGCTTTTTTATTCTTCTCTCAACTCTTTGGCTATAGTCTTGATCATCATCCTTTTCAGAAGATGTCTCTTGGACTTTGCTCTCTACTGCATCATCCTCTTGAGTGACTTCAATCTCAAAATCATTGGCTTCACCACCAGTGTTCTTTATTTCTTCCTGGATATCTGCCATAGCTTTTTCATGATTTTCTTGTTCTTTATTCAACATAGGCTCCAACCTCCGATCCTTCTGGCAATATAGATGTTATCTCATCGTCATTTAATAACAAAAGTTTCACACCATTGACAGATAATTTTTGACCTGCATATTTACCATACGTGATCCTATCACCAGTCTTTGGCCAATGACCTTTCCAGCTTTGGCCAGAGTCACGATCTCTGTAAGCCAACTCACCAGTGGCTAGTATTTTTCCATGAGCTGTTAAGTACTCTTGATTTTCTTGACTTTGAGATGGCAACAATATACCACCTCTAGTTTTTGTTTTACTCGGATTTGGTTGAACCAAAACTTTCCAGCCTACTGGCTTGGGTAACTGATGAGAGCCAATGGTCTTCTCTGAATCTTCATCGGTTATTATTGCATGCGGATGTGACATGTTTTATTCATCCTCCTTATCAAGTTGTTTAAATGTTTCATCGATGATCTCTATGGCTTGGTCTATACCAACTCCAACACCGACGCTTCTACAATAAGATTCAAAGTCACTAACTCGACCATCAATCATATTATTCGCTATTGTCGTCTTTTGGTCTTTCAACTGTTTCTTGATCTTTTCCAGCAGATCTCTCACTGTCATTTTTTAATCCTGACTCTCCTGTCATCGAAACGCCAGTCACATGGACTTCGACAACATTATCATTTTTATTTACCATAAGAACCTTTTTTAGCCATAACTCTTTTCTTCTTCGGCTTCATTGCCTTAGCTTTCTTCTTCATGGTCATTTTCATTTTCTTTTTTCCGTGATCCATCTTTTTGACTCCTTTAGATATGATTGATGAAAACTGTGTGCTATTCATGACTTTTTAGTACTCTTTTTAGTTTTACTCTTTTTCTTTCCTTTAATCAAGTCTGAATCTGCTTTGCGTGCTCCACCTTTACCAGTGGCGAATGATCTTACTCTACCAATTGCCCATGACGTTGGCGTTTGTCCAGGACGAGATCCAGAAGAATAAAATGCACCCATGCCTCTTTTTGCAACTTTTCTTAACTTATCTTTTGAGAATCCAGAGGATTTGCTGTATTTGTCTATTGCTGCTGCAAGACCTCCACCAGACTTCTTCTTACTTTTTTTTGCTGGCTTTTTTGTAGTTTTTTGTGACATTCTTGGATCTCCTTTTAGCTATGCGTTCCATTTCTGCTTTGGTCAGCGTTCCCTCGCGATATTTTTTCGCTGTGCTTTTGATCTCTGCTTCTTGTGCTTTTGGATTCTTTGCACCACGCACATACTTTACATTGACACCTTTTTTTGTTTTTGGTTGTTTTTTAAATTTTCTTGTCATTTTGCTTTTTTCTTTCTTGCCTCTTCTGCTCTTTTTATAGCATACTCAATTATGTCTTGTTGGGTCACATTTTGATCTTTAACCAATTTTTTATAGTAAGCTGTTTTTTCTATGCCTTGAGTTTTTATCCACCTTATAACATCTTCCTCGTCATAGTCCTCTATTCCTGGAAATGCCTCTTTGAATGCATCTTCTGTTATGCTGTCCATGCCATCGCCATATCTTATATTACTTGCTTCACCTTTGCCGAAGTATTTATCTACAACATCATCTGCTTTCTTTTGTGCTGCAGGTATTATTTCGCCAGTCTCTTGATCTTGAACACTGTTGCTTAATAAATCAACATTTGCTCCCTCGCTAAGTCTGTTTGGAGATTCATTATAAAGATCTCCCTCTTCATAATAGTTTAAATACTCAGCCATGTCTTTTTCTAAGATCTCTTTTTTAGAGATTGACTTGCCTGTTCTTGCTTTCCAAAGATCTGATGCGAAACTTAAATGTTCATCTAAATTTTTAAATGTCGCACTTCGCATAGTTCCAGGAACTACCTCTGCAACTCCTTTAGTTACTGGTGCGATATCATCTATTATCTTACCAACTGGTATCTCACTTAATGCTCCTGCCACCAATGGAGTTGCAGCCATACCTGTTAACAGCCCTCTTCTTGATATGCCTTTTTTCGGTTCTCCCTCAGGCAAAGCACCAGTAATTTTATTTGGAGGGTCGCCAATTAATTTACCAAGAACTCCTCTAACTATTTTGGATCCAATCATTATTCTATTATCCCGAAGTTTTTACCAGACTCAAACTTTGCTGCATCTAAAGAATCATTTATAAAATCTGCTATCTCTTTGTTTTCGTATCCTGATTTTTTCATCTCATCAACGAAGAGATCCAATACATCACCTGTTGACTCTGTCCCTTCAACAAAAGATTCTGCACTTAATTGAGTTCTCTCCAAAATATCATCAATTTCATTTTTGACTTCAATCTCAGTAGGACGCAAATCTGGTTCAATCCCTAGCTTTTTGGATTCGACAATAAAAGGATCGTCATCAGGATATGGCATTGGTCTGCTGACAAGAGTCTCGTATGCTTCATTAACTTCAGCATCACTCAAATCATTAATGGAATCGAACTTTTTACCGATGACATCTTCTAATTCTTCTCTCATCATTTCATTACCAGCACTTGGGATTGTTTTCTCCAACTCACTTCTTAAAACTGCTCTCCGCATTTGGACAGAGTTAGTCAGCATATTTTTAAAACTCGATATTGGAATTTTCTTGCTGGCTTTAACTGCTCCTTTTGCAACAACATCGTCAACAATTTTCCCTGCAGGGATATTGCTTAATGCTCCTGCTGCAACTGGTGCTGCTGCAATCCCTTGCAATACAGATCTCCTTGATACACCTTTCGGTGGCTTAACATTTGTCTCATCATCTCGAACAGTCTTTGGTCCAGGAGATGTCATCAAAGTCTCTGGCTTTTCTGGGATCTCTAGATTTGCTTCATCAGCAAGAGCTTTCTTATTTATACTTGATAAAAAACCACTGGCACTATTAACAATGGGTTTGGCAATCCCTTTAATCATAATTTTTGTAAGAGGATAAGCCTCAACAGCACTTAAAGCTCCACCAATAGTTGGTGCAACATAGTCTAATGGTCTTGATGCTTTATCAAAATCTCTTTTGATCTCTTGACCTGCGAACAGCAAACCAAGAGGTGTAAAGTCTGCACCACCGATGCCTAAAGGATTTCTCGGCATAGGATTATTTGGATCTGCTCCTGCTATGTTCTCGGCATATTGTCTTGCTGTGTTTTGCCCTAAAATGTTTGTTAAATAATTTTGTATAAAGTCTCTTGTTTTAGTTCTCATGGTTGGGTTAGGAGCATACATTTCTGCTCCAGTTTGAGGCTGAGAAAATATAGGTTTGTCGTGATTCATACTTGACCTCCAGAAAGTTCTTTTATTAATACTTTTAGAGTGTCTTGGAAACCTTTATCAAGTTGTTTTGCAGCAACAGCAAACTTTTTAGGACTTATGTTCTGTAAATCCCTTTTATCTAAAAAGCTTTTTGCAGCTCGGATCTCAGCTTGTGCTACTTTTTTGATTGCTGCTTTGCTCATGTTACCATGCCTTGCAAGACCAATATCTTGCCTTTGTCTTTGGTCCAGGATTATCACAGTTGTGCCTCGAGCGAAAGTTGCTCCTGCGACCTTTTTGATTCTTTTTTATTCTCATGTTAGGGTCACCAAATGTTACCCTTTTTACTTTATCGCCATCCATCACAAAGACAACTGATTTCTTTCTACCAAAGCTCGTTTCACCCTTGCGGATACGTCTTGGCTTATTTAAAGAAACTTTTCTACCTTTGTATGTTGCCATTGGGCAATCCTCCTAATGCTCCTGCTACACCTCCAGCACCAACTGCTCCTACGCCACTGGACAATATTCGTCTTGAATCTGCTTTCTTTGGGTCAAAACCTGCGAATGGTGATCTAAGTTGCCGACCATCAAATACAACATAATCAGTTCTTAAAGTTCCTGTATCGGTTCTGCTGTTAGTTACTTGGATTCCATCATAACCTCTGTTTATAAGCTCGCCTGTAAATTCACCTGTATCACCACCGAAGTCATAAAAAGCTTCCTCTAAATCTTCGTATGTGTCGTATTCTATTGGGTTGTCCATTTTTAGCTGTAAAGGATAAACTGCTGGATTGCCACCATATTGTATGTCGCCAGCAAAATAATTAGCAACATCTGGATCGTCAGTGACCCATGTGCCCATGTCTCCTGGATGATGCCCACCAATTTTTTCTCTAACACCTTGAAAAGCATTTATTCCCTGTCGTTCTGGTGGAAGTTCTTCTCGTATTAGTGCTCCAGTTTTAGGATCAGTTCCACCTGTCATTTTCCCTTCCATCTCAACCATAACTTCCCTATTTGTTCCATCAGGATATTTAACATCAATAACACCAAAAGCTCCAGAGACATCTGAACCTTGAGTTCCGTGATAAACTTTTTTATTAAAGGTTTTTAAAAACTCTTCAACTGTATCAACTACAGGTTTGGCAAGCTTTGTAACAAGTTTATTTAAAACAGCCATTACTTTTTGTGAGTAGTTTGTACTTCAAATGTTGCTTTTTTACTTGCACCTTTGTGTGGTTTATATCCACCAGCAGGATTCTTCATAAGTTTAAAACCCTTGCCATCTTTCATCCAATGGAAACCTTTTGGTGCCTCAACTGACTTTTTTGCCATTCTTCCCTCCTTTTTTCTTTTTTTGTTTTGCTGCGATCTTTTTAAATGTTCCAGCTTTTGGTGCACCTTTAGCACCTTTCTTCCTCATCTTTTCGCCACGTTTTCTCTTGGCATGAATGTTAGCATATAAGCTCATTTCCTTTTGCCTTTTTTCTTTTTAAGTTTTTTAAAATCTGCACCTGTAATCTTTTTTCTAGGTGATGCAACAGCAGCAAGTTTTTTCTGCTTCGGTGAATATTTACTAAAAGGCATTATTCTACTCCCTTGAGGTTTTTGCGTACTAATTCTTTTCTTGCTTCGTCAACACCTATCTCACCCATTAATAATCTTCGTGCGATCTCTGGGTCATCAAGTTTTGGTATTCCTGGAGCTGATTCAAAATCAGGTTCATGTCCACGAATCATAGTCTCAGCTGGTATTCTTGTTCCTGTTGGTTTATGAATCATATCAACAAAAGACATAAAACCTTTTATCTGATCTGAGCCAGCAGGAGCTGATTGTGTAAAATCCATGTCACCATCTTCGTTCATTATAAAAGGTTTTGGCAAAGCACCTTGACCAGATGCTTGTTTTGCAAGAACATCAGCCTCTAAATTTTCAAGAGCACCCATGCCCTTGCCGAAAAGTCCTCTGATTATCTTACCACCAGCCATTAATCATCATCCTTAATAGTTTCTAGAGCTTTTGCAAGAGCTGTTTCAAAATCATCTGCAGCTGGTGGTGGGCGTCTTGGCAGTGCTGAAACATCTGGGTTAAGGATTGCTTCAACTTCTGGCATAATATCTTCACCAGCACCACCTATCTCTCCCATATAGTTTCTAACATCTTCATTATCAAGAGAGTATTTAGTTTTTAGCTCATCAACAATTTTTACTACATCTTTTTGATCAACTTCGTCCCAAAAATCTGAATAAGGAAAAGAGCCATAAAGATAACCATCTACTTCATGTGCAGCTTCTTTTTCTAAAACTGATGAGCTGGGCATAATTTTAACATTTTTGGCTCCTTGAAAATCATCAGAAATCTCCTGTTTAAAATAATCTTTAAGTTCCTGAAAAAATCCTGAAGATCTAAAAGAACTTAAATCACTTAATTTAGGAGGAAGTTTTTCTGTGTCAATATCTATTTTAGGAAGTTTTTCTGCCAAGTCAGGGCTAACTTCAATAGCATAATCATTCATGAACTTATTAGATAATTTTCTGACAATTTGAGAAAAAGCAACCATCAGTCCTCCATCATCATCTTCGGACCACCATGCCCAAGCATTTGATTCATAACATCAGACATATCACCTGAATGAACTTTCATGATTTTGACTTTCATCTCATCACCATCCTCTTTCACCTCTTCTTCCTCTTCACCTATGCCATATTCCATCTGGTGACAAAGTAATAAAAAGTTGACGAGCTGATCATCACTCAGTTCTAAGCCTTCACTGTCATGCGCAAAACCCATTTTCTCCATAAAGAGTTCTGCATTCTTTTCCATGTTATCTACTTCTACTTCAGCCATATTTTTCTCCTTCAATAATAAATTTTAGTTCCTGCTTTAACTTTCTCCATCTTACAAAGTGCTGTAATTTTCTTTTTGCCTTCTGTTGGCTCTCTGGGCTGACCCATCATTCTCCTTGCAAAATACTTGCACCTGTTGATGTCGTAAAAATATATTGTTGGTGGTTTGACTGCACTGCCTATGTAAACATATAAGGCAAAAACTAACTCCATTAGAAATTAAAAATGCTAAAACCACCATCACCTCCACCAGTAAAGAAGTCAAATACTCCACCAGATTCGAAAGCTGTTGGTTGGCCACCTCTAGATCCTCTTTCAAGACCAAGTGTGTCCTCTAAGTTTCTTGTTCTTTCTCTTGAAACAAATGCATCAAAGTCATCAGCTCTTCTTTGAGCATCAGCTTGTCTTCTGTCAAATTCTTCCTGTTCAGATCCACTGCGTTGTCCTGCCATTGGATCAGGGAGACTTGATTGCATTTCCATGGACGCTCTTACAGGGTTTGATAAAGTATCAGCTTGAGTATTTCTGACATTTGCCTGTATAGCATTAAGTTGTGCCTGAGACATGTCTGGCGTTGCACCAGTCATAAAGTTTGTTATTCTTTGCGAATAGTTTGGAGCTATGCTGTCAAGCAAATAAGTTGTTGGCTCAAACTCGTTAGTTGTAGGATTATAAACATTATTTTTTATATTACTTTGAAACTGGTCGTATGGACTCATTTGAGTTGATGCTTGATTTATATTTGTTGTTGATTGTGCAGGTTGCTGGTTTATTGGTGAGTCTCTAAACAAAAGAGGATCAAAGCCATAGGGATTAGCAGACAATGGAGCATCAGCATAATTTTCATTAATCTCTGTCATTGTTACTGCGTCATTTGCTCTGTTAGGGAGACTTGCAACTCTTGTTGCATCATTCATGCCAGTGTATGTGTAAGGATTAAAAAGACTATCAACTTCTGTCATAGGAATATTCGCTTGCCTTACTCCTAGCCCTCGTAAATATGCTTCTTCTATAGGATTTCTTGCCATTATCTTCTAACCATTCCAGGATCCATTCCAGGATTGACGTTTATGGCCATTCCAGGATCTATGTTATTAAAATTTTGATTTTCAAAATAAGTTCGCTGACCATCACTCATTGAACCTTGAGGCATCGCACCATCAAGTTGACCTCTAGGCATTGACTTCATAAGAGCATCGAGCGCACCCATTCCCTCTTGACCTTGAGCACCTGTCCTCTCACGGATCTGCTCGACTTTTTCCATCAGGTAATTCATCATGCTTTCTTGACTATTTGGATCGAGATCAGCCATCGGCATATTTTGCATCATTTGTTGTGCTTGAGGCATAGGTGCTGAAGTCTGAGGTTGTATGCCACTGAATGCTCCAGGATTAACTGGTGCCATCGGCATAACATTAGCTATCATATCAGTCATTCGTTGGGTCATTGCGTTTCATCATCTCCATATTTAGTTTAGCTTGATTTTTTTCTCTTTCAAGTGCTAAGTCTGCCTCAAGCTTTAAAACTTTTGCTTGTAGCTCTGCTTGAACTTTTGCTTGCTGTACTTGTAGATCTTGTTTCGCTTTGGCTTGGTCTATCTGAATATCGGATTGTGCTCTGGCTTGGTCTGCAGCAATCTCGGATTGCGTTCTTTGTTGCAATGCCTGTGCCTCAAGTTGCGCAAGTTGTTGAGCATATTGTAAAGGATTTTGCTTTTGATTAGCTCCTCCTAAACCTTGTATCGGTGCCATCTGTGGAGCTTGTTGCACAACTTGTGCTGCTCTCTGACTGATAAGCATATCCATCTGTGGATCAATGTCGTCAAACTTAAACTTTGGATCTTTGAGATTTGGTAAGTTTGGCAATGGCACTCCAATGCCTGCTTCCATTCGCTGACGATATAATAAGGCAATATGTTCTGCGATATGGGCAATCAACACTGGCTGTAGTCCTTTTGCTGCAGGATTGCCTGCTAGTGATGGATCTGATAAAAACTGCGTATGAACTGCAATGTGAGCATCGTGATTCTGCTCAGGAAAAGCTTTGATTGGCTTGCCATACATTATTGACATGTTTTCGTCAATGGGATCAAGTCTTGATGCCTCGATTGGTTCTTTTAAAATTTCTGGAATATTCGGAATACGCAATGCCTCATACATTCTTTTGTACGCTTCATAAAGATCATGAAGTTGAGGTGCAGATCTCGCCATCTCAAGTATTGCTTGTGCTTGTGCTATCCTCTGGGCAGTGCTGAATATGTTAGGGTCGCTGACTGGTATTATGTCTATTCGCTCATTAAAATCTGCTGCATAAATATTTTCTGCTGCACCAGCAACTGCAAAACTAAAAGACTCTGGAAGATACTCTGCATTTAATCTAGCGAGCATTTTAAACTCTTGCCCTTGAGAATAATGCAATCTTTTATGGATCGCTGAAAAAGATTTTGATCCTTGCTCTATAAGTGCGACAGTTGACCCCACAGGAGCATTTGGATTAACGTCTCCGACATTTAAGTCGGCTGTGCTAGCAAAACGTTGTCCTGCCTGTACAATCAGACCAAGTAAATTAAATAATGTGCCTGATGGTTCTTTAAAGGGCAAAGGCATTATAGCCTTGTTGACATCATCAACTGTCGCGTCCAGATCAACAAACTCTCCAGGATTAACATCTATCTCGCCACCTGTGACTCTGCCTTTTAACTTAAAGCCACCTTGCATATTTGCGAATGCAGCAGAATCAAGCAAAGCTCTTAATGAACCTGTTGCAGCTCTTCCAAGTCCTCCGATCATATGATATAAACCAAAACCATAAAATCCAACTCCAGGAAGGAACTTGTAGCTGACAAACCAATCTCTCTTTTTCTTTTTATCATCTCCCTCGTAATAATTTCTTCTGACAGAAACTATCTTTTCAGAATCATGGTCTATTGTTATAACATAAGGGAGTCTGACCATGTTCTCGTCATCTTCATTCTCAACACCATCAACACCGACAAATGCTTCGTAGACGTGCATCTCCAAAAGAGTAACAATGTTGTCTTGTGTGCTAGAGCTTATGCCCTCAACATCTTCATTAACAGCATCCATATAACTGGATCCATCACCTGAATATTCTATCGGAAGATACCAACCAGACTCAACATACATATTGTAATCATTCTTTGGCATTCTGATGACATGAGTGTATCTAGGTGATGTGTAAAGATCTGTGCTCTCTGGTGCAACAACAAAGTCTTCAGCTTTTACAAACTTGGCACATTGCCTGTCTTTGTTTGCATCCCACCAGACCTTTTTAAAAGTTTGACCAACGAGTGGTAATTGAAAAAGCATTTGGTCGAGGTCAGGAAAGTAT